TATAAAAGAAGCAATTTCTCCAAAATATAACAATGATTTCTTTAAAATTGCAAAAGACGTTTTATTTTATGAACCAGTAGCCGGAACCGATGATGCTGGAAAGACTATACCGCCTGAACTTTATTTTCAAAAAGTTTTTGAAACAACCAATTTCACTACATTTAAATTTCCTAGAGGAAGAGATATACAATTTACACTTGTCGATTTCGACAAATATCTATCTACAAATAATGTAAATTTGGTACCAGCTTCTACATATGTAAAAATTAGAAGTTTGTCGGATGAACGTTTAATTCAATATAAGAAGAACGATGTACAAACTATTGCAGTTTTGTCTACATTGTACAAAAAATATAAAAATAAGTTTGTATCTAAAGCAAATAGTGATTTGGATAAATCGTGTCCTGCTAGAGAAATGGAGGCCTATATAGGTGAAGAATTTAATACTCCACAAGGATCAAAAAATACAGTTGCTAAAAAGATAGCTGATAAATTAAAAAGTGGTAAATACAAAGAAATTAGTGCTCCGGTTAAAGCTGTAGAAATATTGGGATCATCTGGATGTAAATTATCTGAAGAGTTTGCGGGTATATCAAAGATATCTAAAACAGATTTAATTATTAATGGTAACATAAAATGTAGTGCAAAGAAAGCTGGTGGAGCACAAATAGCATCTTCACAACATAAAGAATTAACAACCGTAATTTCCGCAGTATTGAAAGACTTTCCAGATATTAAAAACAAGATGGTTGCAAATATTACAGAGACACTTGCTCATTTAATGGAAAAGTCATTTTACTATGAACATGCAGCTGTTATTAATAAAAATTTGACTACACTATCAACCACTAGTGATCAAAAGAAAACCAAAGAAGCTGTAAATAACTTAATATCGTTGATTAAAAGTCCAGATGCAGTTAATGACATCAACATAGAAGAAAAAGAAATGCAACAGATGTTGGGTGAATTAAATAAGATTTTTACCGAAGATAAATACAAAAAAGCATTGTTGAGAGAATTTTCTACCGGCGAAAAAAGATTTGCTGCTGGCGAAAAATGTGTAGCAGATCATATTATGACTTGGGATTGTCAAGGAGATTGTTTGGTTTACACAGTAGATGAATTCATCGACGATAACTATAATAAAATTAAATTCGGTGTACGTGACAGAGGAAATGAACGTGGCGGATCACTTAGAATTGGCATCTTAAAAGAACAATATGACGAAACTGATTATCTTCTATTGGAAAATCAAATAATAGAAGAAAGTTTGATGTCATTTATTAACAATTTAGGCGCCGAATTTAAAAACGTAGTACAAAACAGTTTAGAGTTTGTAAAAAATCTATCTGCGTCCGCTAAGAGTGCATTAAATGTATTCTATAACAAAATAAAAGAATTTTTCAAACGAATGGTTATAAAAATATCAATTACCGTTAAACAAATTTTAGACAAGGGATTTGAACATTTTGCAAATTATTTTGATATGGAACCTGAAATTGACGGTAAATTTGAATTTGAAATACCATGATACAAAAACAACTGCTTTGTACATTCTCCAATAGTAGTCAATATACAGACGTATTGAATGAAATACCACAACAATATAAATTGATTGATAATAAGATCTTTATATTTGCTAACGAAAATAATCTTCGGGAATTATATCTAACGTTCAATGTAGAAAAACGTGAACAAGTTAATCGATATAAAGGAACAATAAGCATACATCGTAAAAAGCAAACAAATACATTGTATACATTAAACGCAATGAATAAGTTAATTGCTGATGAAAATGACGGCACATTTGATAAAAGTTTTCAATTAAATTGGGATTTATATAAAAACAGTATTATACTAACCAATGAAATTGGTGTAAAAATAGTTCCATTAAAACTGTTTTCTATCTCCGAAGTTTGATATATATTTTTGACTTGATTTCAGTTTGTACCTAGTGTACACTGATTTTAGGTTGGTTATAAACCGAGTCGAGTGATTCGGTTAAAATAATTAACTAATTAACAATTAAACAATTAAATAAATTATGGCATTAGACATTAGTAAGCTAAAGAGTCGTTTGAACTCTCTTTCAAACACAAATCAAAAATCTAACTTGATTTGGAAACCAAAGCCCGGTAAACAAGTAGTTCGTATCGTTCCTTATAAGTACGAACCAGATAATCCGTTCATCGAACTAAAGTTCCATTATAACATCAACAACAAGACCTATCTGTCTCCTGATAGTTTTGGTCGTCCAGATCCAATCGTTGAGTTTAGTAACCGTTTGAAGAAGACTGGTTCTAAGGAAGATTGGCAGATGGGTCGTAAGATGGAACCAAAGATGCGTACATTTGCTCCTGTAATTGTACGTGGCGAAGAACACGAAGGAGTTAAGTTCTGGGGATTTGGTAAGCAAGTTTATCAAGAACTTTTATCGATCATCAGCGATCCTGACTTCGGTGATATTACTGATCTAACAAGTGGTCGTGATATTGTTGTAGAATTCAAGACAGCTGAAGGCGGAGCTAGTTTCCCAGAAACCAGCATTCGTGTTAAGCCAAATGTGAGTGTTGCGGTTGATCCAAAAAACAGTCAGTTGCTTGAAGCACTAAAGGCTCAAGTAAACATCTTGGATCTATTCCCAGAACTCTCATACGAAGAACTTAAGGAAGTTATGGATAAGTGGTTGAATCCAGATACTGAATCAGCTGATGCAACTGTATCAACCGCAGCTGCACCATCTGACGGAGATGATGAAGCTCCATTTGATGTGCCAGCAAAGGCTGTTCCAGCTCCGTCTTCACCAACTGCTGCTAAAGCAAAAGGTAAGGATAGTGTAGAACAAGCATTTGATGATTTGTTTAACTCTTAAAAAATAAAAATAAGCCGGTAGAGTTTTTATACCCTACCGGCTTTCTAGTTATATACGTTATGGCAAAAAAGAATGTTACAAAAGAGTCTGGACAACGAGACGAATTAGTTGAGTTGTTGGCAAATGAACTAAACAAAGCAAACAAAGATGGCGGTAAGATTGCTTATTTCTTAGATGAGCAAGAAAATCCTGCCGAGATCAGCGATTGGATTAGTACAGGTTCTTCTATTCTGGATCTAGCAATTAGTAACCGTCCTCATGGAGGTTTGCCTGTTGGTAAGATGATTGAATTCAACGGATTAGAAGGAACTGGTAAAAGTCTAGTTTCTGCACACGTTGTTGCTGACACTCAAAGAAAAGGTGGAGTTGCGGTAGTAATTGATACTGAAAACGCAGCTGCACCTGAATTCTGGAAGAGTTTAGGAGTGGATCTATCTAAGTTACTATATGTTCAATGTGAAACCGTTGAAGATATTTTTGCTCAGATGGAGAAGATGATCGCAATTGTTCGTAAGAGCAACAAAGATCGTATTCTAACAATCATTGTTGATTCTGTAGCAGCAGCATCAACAAAGGCAGAACTTGAGAGTGATCATGGTAAAGATGGTTATGCTACTGGTAAATCAATTATTATCAGTAAAGCTATGCGTAAGATTACCACTATGATTGGTCGTCAGAAGGTTCTTACTGTATTTACTAATCAATTGCGTCAGAATCTAAATGCTATGGCATTTGGTGACAAGTACGTGGTAAGTGGTGGTAAAGCACTTGCTTATCATTGCAGTGTACGTGTTCGTCTTAACAACACTGGTAAACTCAAGCGGGGTGAGGAAATCATTGGCAATGAGTGTAAAGCAGTTGTTGTGAAGAACCGTATGGGACCACCACAACGTCAAGCAAATTTTGATATCTATTTTGATAGCGGTATTGCTGACTATGGTAGTTGGGTTAAAGTTCTAAAAGAACAAGGTCTAATTAAACAAGGTGGTGCTTATTACACATATAAGAAGGACAATGGATCAGAATGGAAGTTTCAATCCAAAGACTTTGTAACCACAATGCAGACTGACAAAGAATTGGGTGAAGAAATTTACTTGAAGATTTGTGATGCTGTAATTATGAAGTACAAAGATCCTAATAGTCAAATCGTTGAGGATGCTGTAGTAGATACAGAAGAAGAGACTGCCGGCAACGAATAATAATATGAGTGGATTCAGTTCATCTGAAAAGAAAAAACTGTTCTCCTTGTTTGAAAACATCAAGGAGGGTGTTGGAAATGACGGACTTAAAAAGTCTACCAATTCTGACATCCTCCTTGTTGATGGCCTTAATACTTACATTAGAAGTTTTATGGCCATTCCTTCACTCAATGAAGATGGACTACATACTGGTGGTATTGCTGGATTTCTGAAGAGCATTGGATATGCAATTAAATTGCTTTCTCCTACCAGAGTTATTATTGTATTTGATGGTAAAGGCGGTAGCCAGAAACGTAGAAAGATTTATCCAGATTACAAAAATGGCAGAAAGACAGATATTAAACTTAATCGCAATTATGAAGAATTATCTTCTTCACAAATTGAATCGGTTAATTTTAAAAAAGAATTGATTCGTACTGTAAATTATTTGGATACATTGCCTGTAACAGTTATGGCAATTGATCAAATAGAAGCAGACGATACAATTGCTTATCTGGCTAAAGATACTTTTAAAGACAGCAATGTAACCATTATGTCTACAGATAAAGATTTCCTACAGTTGGCAAGTGACAAGATTAAAATCTGGAGTCCTACCAAGAAGAAAGTTTTTGGATGCAAAGAAATATTGGATGAATATGGTATCACTTGTAACAACTTCATTTTATACAGAGTAATGGAAGGTGATGTCAGCGATAATATTCCTGGATTGGATGGAGTTGGATTGAAAAGAGTTGTTAAAGCATTTCCTTTTCTTGCTAACGAAGATCAATCGTGTTTACAGCAGATATACAACTATTCAGAAAATAATAAAAACAAATACAAGATTTATGAGACTGTATTAAACAATAAGTTATTACTCGCACGCAATTATGAATTGATGCAGTTACATAATACACAAATTCAATCTTTTACACAACTTCGTGTAGAAGAGATTATCAATACTCCTGTCAAGAAGATTGATAAAATTAGTTTCTCTAAACTAATTACAGAAGACAAAATGTGGAATAATATCCCCAATTATCACATTTGGCTCAATGAATGTTTCGGTAAATTAAATAGTTTCGTAGAATAAAAAATCGTCGGTAAATAAAAGTTGAAGACCACTTAATTCAGTGGTATAGTAGAGTTATCTTATGGAAAACAAAAAAGCAATTGATTCATTAACAAAATACGGCCGTGACTTTCAAATCAAGTGTATTTCGTGCTTAATATCTGATCGTTCATTTATTGAACGTATTAACGATATTATTGAAGTAGACTTCTTTGAAAGTGATGCAAACAAGTGGGTTGTAAAAGAAAGTATTAAATACTTTAACGAGTATAAAGATCTACCAACATTAACGGTCTTTAAAATTAAAGTTGATGATGTCAACGACGAACTTCTCAAACGAAGTATTGTAGACAATCTAAAGTTGGTTTACCAAAAAGTAAGCGACAACGATTTGAAGTTTGTTAAGGAACAGTTCTTGGAATTCTGCAAAAATCAGAAACTAAAGAATGCTATTATTGAAAGTGCAGACCTATTGGCACTAGGTCAATATGAAAAGATCAAGAATGTAGTTGATCACGCAATGAAAGCTGGTATGGAACGTAATATTGGCCACGATTATACCGAAGACGTTGAAAAGCGTATGAGTGTAATGAGTCGTAATTGTGTTAAGACTAATTGGACTGAAATTGATACAATTATGGATGGTGGATTAGCAGCTGGTGAATTGGGTATTATTACAGCTTGTGCTGGTAGTGGTAAGAGCTGGGTACTATCTAAGCTAGGTGCTGAAGCTATGAAACAAGGCAAGAACGTAGTCCACTTCACTCTAGAATTGAATGAAAACTATGTGGGTCTTCGATATGATGCTTGTTTTACTGGAATTGATTTCCAAAACATTCGCAACAACGTAGACATCGTAAAGCAGAAGATTGCTGATGTGCCTGGTAAGTTGAAGATCAAGTACTTCCCAATTAAAACTGTAAGTGCTTATAGCCTTAAGGCTCATTGTGAACGATTGGCAGTACTAGGTACCAAAGTCGATATGATTATTGTTGACTATGCAGATATTCTACGTCCATCGCAGAGTGAACGTAATAGTAACAGTTATAGTGAAGCTGGAGGTATTTATGAAGAGCTTCGTGGTGTAGCTGGTGAATTACAAGTTCCTATTTGGAGTGCTTCACAGAGTAATCGTGCTGCTATGGATGAAGATATTATTCAGGCTAACAACATCGCTGATAGTTATCGTAAAATTATGACTGCTGACTTCGTTATGAGTCTAAGTCGTAAAGTTAACGATAAACAAGCGAACACTGCACGATTCCACGTAATTAAGAATCGTTTCGGACCAGATGGTTTGACATTCCCAAGTAAGATGAACGCTGGTTGTGGTCATATTGAGATTTATGGGGAGAATAGCCGTGAGGGTATGAGTATCTTGAATGAAATGATGGATGGTGAAAATCAAGTCAAAAAGGCTCTAAAATCCAAGTGGAACGTTCATAACAACGATGACGAAGAATAATTTATAGTATGTAACACACAAAAAGCGTACAAATAAATTATTAAAAAAGTTATAATCTAAACACAAAATGAACTATCCTAAAGATAGTTATTTTTTACCCATATGAATAAAGAAATTTTTATAAAGAAAAGAAATGGTAACACTGAAAAGTTCAACGCAGACAAAATCAATAAGATTTTACAATGGGCTACGGAAGACATAAAAGGTGTTGGTTTTGAAGAAGTAGCAATGAATGCACATTTGTCATTCTTTGATGGAATGACATCCAAAGACATTCACGCAATGTTAATTGAAGCTTCTGCAAATCTTATTACAGAAGATAAACCAAATTATCAATTTGTAGCATCACGTTTGTTGAATTATCAACTACGTAAGAATGTTTGGGGAGGCAAGAATCCTCCTAAACTATATGATCTAGTTAAAACTAATATCGATGCATTGGTCTATGACTCATCTATTCTCGATTGGTATAGTAAACAAGAGTTTGATAAGCTGGATGAATATCTAAAGCATGACCGTGATTTTAATTTCACGTATGCTGGTATCAAACAGTTGTGTGATAAGTACTTGGTACAAAACAGAGTTACCAAAGTAATTTATGAAACTCCACAGTTTGCTTATATGCTTATTGCAATGACATTCTTTAAGGACTATAAAGAAAATAGAATTGAGTATGTAAAGAAAGCATATAACTACTTTAGTAAACATAAGATTAACCTACCTACGCCAATTATGGCGGGCGTAAGAACTCCTATGAAGAGTTATGCTAGTTGTTCTCTGTTCACTGTAGATGATGATCTTCGTAGTATTTTCAGCAACAATAGTGCTGTTGGATTTGCTACAGCTAGTCGTTATGGTATTGGATTAAATCTATCCAGACTACGCGCTACAAATGCTCCTATTCGTAATGGCGAAGTTGTGCACACAGGACCAATTCCATTTGCTAAAGCATTTGAATCTACTGTAAAGAGTTGTCACCAAAATGGTATTCGTGGTGGTAGTGCAACTGTAAACTTTGCTTGGTTTCATTATGATATTCTAGATATTCTTGTATTGAAGAACAATCAAGGTACTGATGATAACCGAGTTCGTAAGTTGGATTATTGCGTTGGTTTGGATAAGCTAATCTTTGAACGTTTCTTGAAGAATCAAGATGTAACACTATTCAGTTATCATGAATGTCCTTCACTATGGAATACTTTTGGTATGGAAGGATTCAAAGAAAAGTACGAAAAGGCAGAAGCTAACAAGAACATTAAGTTCAAGAAAAAAGTACCCGCTCGTGAATTGATGGGACTATTGGCTAAAGAACGTCTTGAAACTGGTCGTATTTATACAATGTTCGTTGATCATGCAAATGAACACGGTAGTTGGTTGGATCAAGTGGATACAAGCAATTTATGTCTTGAAGTCAATCACCCATTGATTCCTATTTATGATGTTAATGATCCAAATGGAGAAATTGGCGTTTGTGTATTGGCAGCATTGAATTGGTTGGAAATTAAAGACGATACTGAAATGGAAAATGTTTGTGATATCATTGTCAGAATGTTGGATGCTTTGATTGATCATCAAGAATATTTCGTGCCAGGCGCAAAAAACTTTGCTACCAAACGTCGTAGTCTAGGTGTAGGTGTGAGTAACTTGGCGGCTCTATTAGCTAAAGAAGGATTAAAGTATTGGGATGCCAAAGCTCCAAACTTTGTAGCTCAATGGATGGAAAAGACAAGTTATTATCTAATCAAGGCCAGTGTTGAAATGGCAAAAGAGTTGGGTAAGTGTGAGAAGTTTGATCGTACTAAATTTAGTCAAGGCATTCTTCCAATTGATACTTATAAGAGGGACGTTGATGAATTTATTACTGAACCTTTACATATGGATTGGGAAGCTCTAAGAGAAGAAATCAAGAAGTATGGTATGAGACACAGTACACTTACTGCTTGTATGCCTGTAGAATCAAGTAGTGTAATTCAAAGTAGCACCAATGGTATTGAACCACCTCGTAGTGCTATTAGTTTCAAAGGAAGCAAGAGTAACATTTTGCCTGTGGTTGTTCCAAATATTGATAAGTACAAGGATAATTATACCTTTGCTTTTGATATGCCAAGTAATGAGGGATATTTAAAGGTAGCTGCTGCTATTCAGAAATTCACAGATATGAGTATCAGCACTAACACTTACTATATTCCTTCCCGTTATGAGAAAAATAAAGTACCCGTAGAGGTTGTTATTAAAGATATTTTGTTGGCATACAAGTATGGATTGAAGAATCTATATTATGCTAATACAGATGACGGTGATAAGCAAACAGCTATGGAAACAAAAACTGTTGAAACAAAACCAGTAGTACAAGAATCCGGTTGTGAAAGCGGTGCTTGTGCTCTATAATAGGAGGACATATGAAGACAGTACTAAATAAGAAAAACATAGATCAGTTAAGAAATCCGATGTTCTTGGGAGAAGATCTATCGCTACAACGATATGATCAAATCAAGTATCCCAAGTTTTACGATCTGTATGATCAACAGCTAAACTTCTTTTGGCGGCCACAAGAAGTGTCATTGGTAAAAGATATCAGTGATTACAAGAATCTTTCACCTGAAGAACGATTCGTATTTGACAGTAACCTTAAGTTTCAAACTATGACTGATAGTATGTTGAGTCGTAGTATTCACGAACTGATGAAGCACGTTACAAATAGTGAATTGGAAATTTGTATGAATTCGTGGAGTTTCTTTGAAACTATTCACAGTAATAGTTATACATACATTCTTAACAATGTTTATCCAGATGCTACCAAGTTCTTTGATAGTGTCTTAGAAGACGAAGAAATTGTGAAACGTGCTAAAGCTATTAGTAAGAAGTATGACGAACTATTAGCACCATCGGACGACGTTAAACAACAATTATTTGATGCGGTATTGGCAACTCAAATTACTGAGGGGTTGATCTTCTATGTATCATTTGCGTGTAGTTTCTATTTTGGATATCGTGGAAAGATGGAGGGTAATAGTAAGATTATTAAGTTTATTAGCCGTGATGAAAATCTACACGTAGCCATTACTCAGAATATCATGAAGAATTGGATCAATAATCCAGAAGAAGGGTTCCAAGATATTGTTAAGAAGAACGAAGACAAGATCTATGCTGCTTATGAAATGGCAGTTAATGCTGAAAAAGACTGGGCTGATTATTTATTCAGTAAAGGTAATCTAGTAGGTTTGACCAGTGAAAGTCTAAAACACTATGTTGAATGGTTGGCTAACAATCGTTTATCTAGTATGGGATACAAGAAACTATATCCTACTGCCAAGGTTAATCCATTGGCTGGATGGTTGGATAGTTACTATGATAGCAAGAAACTACAAGTAGCTCCTCAAGAGACTGAATTGAGTAGTTATGTTAAAGGAGTTGATAATACCATCAGTGAAGGTGCTTTTGATGACTTCAAACTATAATTATAGTGTAAATAGTTAAAAATGTAACGGATACTTTAATTAGTATCCGTTTTTTATTATATTTATATTCATCTCTATTATGGGTACATAGGACATATTGAAGTATTAGACGATAAAAAAGATTAATAATTAGATACCCAACACTATTTATATGTATATTAATATGAAGTCTTCCAAACAATTAGTCAATAAACTTGTAAAAGAAACACTAGAACAAAAGTACACTAATGCTTCAGCTTCTTGGAGCGATTTAATCGATGAATTATCTAAAGAAATCAAGAAGCCTATTGAACTAGATGACGCTGGCAACTATAATGTATGTGACTGTGAACCACATCATATCAGTATTAGACCAATTGTACACGGTATTTGTGATGTACAAGCATTCAAAGATTATAGCGATAGAACCAAGAAGTTATTCATGAAGTTTGAAGATGTAAAGAAATTCGTAAAAGATTATTTAACTTCAAAAGATTTAAATTATGTGGACAGCGCTTTAAATAAAGTAGTAGATAATACCAAAGATAAACAAGGTGGTAAAAAGGCTGATACGCAATCTGAAAAAGAAGAAAACGTAGTTGATCCACAAAAAGGATTTAAAATTGTTAAAAACGTTAAAGTGGATTCAATGAATAAAGAAATAGATGATCCAACTCAACCAATGCAAGTTGTTGACAAGTTTGTCAAAGCATCTGAATATAAGAGTGTTAATCCAAAATACACTCCTCCTACTCTACCAAAAGCTCTGCAAAAATTGGTTGTAAAGTATACTAAGGCTGGTAAAGCTAAAAAGAAGTAATTGACAATTTCTAGGTTTTGATGTACTATTAAAGTATATCTAAAAAAAGGATACATATGAAAAAATTGATTACTATCGCAACGTTGGGTGCAACTCTATCTTCCCAAACATTTGCTGGCGATAGAGAATGGGCTACAGTTGGTAAAGTATTAACCGGAGTTGCAGTAATTCACGTTATTGATAGAATTGTAAATCCCCCAACACAAGTTGTATATGTACAACCACAACCAGTGGTTTATGCACAGCCTGTAGTAGTACATCCTCAACCAGTAGTATATTATCAACCTGCTCCTGTTGTATATGTACATCCCCAACCAGCAGTAGTTGTGTATGGTGGATGGGGTCGTCCAGTATATCACTATCATCATCATCATTAATAATATTATTTTAATATAACCCAAACCACCGTAACTGGTGGTTTTTTTATTTTTCCAGTTGACTTCTTATATATCCGTGGTAAGATGATTTTACGGTAAGAAAACTTATGAAAAACAAAAACTCGTTTAATCTGGTTACTGGCAAGGACTTCAATATCAAGGCTTATCTTGACACTTGTGTAAATCTACGTCCATCTTCTTTGATTATGGATGATCTCAAGTGGAAGTATATGGTACGTAGTGCTATTCGTGGCAAGAACATTCTGCTTCTTGGTCCAACTGGTTGTGGTAAGACTCTAGCAGCGCAAACTGTTGCTAAGGCTATTGGTCGTGAAGATAACTTCTTCTATTTTAATCTGGGTGCTACACAAGATGCTCGTAGTGCTTTGATTGGCAACACTCACTTTGATAAGAAGACTGGTACTCTATTCAAGGAGTCTAGTTTCATCAAGGCTATTCGTACCCCTAATGCCATCATTCTTCTTGATGAAATTAGTCGTAGTCATCACGATGGTGTTAATATTCTAATGACTGTTCTTGATGATCTCCAGCGTTATCTTCGTTTGGATGAAAAGGACGATTGTGAAGTCGTTAAGGTTGCTGAAGGTGTTACCTTTATCGCTACCGCTAACGTAGGTAACGAATATACCGCTACCCGTGTAATGGATCGTGCTCTACTTTCACGTTTTCCAGTCAAGATTGAGGTTACCCCACTTGACAAAGATAGTGAGTACAATCTTCTTAAGAATCGATTCAATCTGAATTCAGATGGTCAGCTTGAAACTCTAAAGGCTGTTTGTGAAATTGCCGATCATACCCGTAAGCAAGTAAAGCAGGATGATAGCAAGCTTACTAATTTTATTCCAACACGTAGTACAGTTGAAATCGCTGAACTAATTGTTGATGGATTTAATTTACTTGAAATCGCAGAGACTACCATCTATCCTAACTTCAGTGACGATGGTGGCGTTGACAGTGAACGTACCTATGTTCGTCAGTTGGTACAAAAGTATGTAAAAGTTGAATCAAAGGATAAGCTGTTTAATGATCCACTAAAGAGTGATCAGCCTCCTTTCTAAGTTAAACTATTAAAAACAAATTATTATGAGTAACTACAGTGACTTCTGGTTGAAGGATAACAATTACGATTGGGATTGGGAAGACGAACTTGATGCGGCTATTGAGGAAGAAAATGGTCTAGATGCAGATATTGCTGCCGAAGATCGACTTTCTGACAATACAGCCCGATTGATTCGTTTGTCATCGGCTCGTCGCGCTGTTGCTAACTATGTTAGTATTCTGACCAATCAGAATGTACCTGTAGTATTTAATGATAGTTCGGTAAATTGTACTGATGGTAAGGTGGTTTATATCAGTAGCGATATTACTAAGAAAGATAATTTTGATGTGGCTGTCGGACTAGCCTTACATGAAGGCAGCCACATCAAATATTCTGATTTTGAAATGTTCAAGACTGTATGGATGAATGTCCCACGGGAAATTTATGGGTATAGTGAAAAACTAAACATTTCAAAAGATGAAGTGGGTAAGATTTGTCAGACTATTCTAAATTATGTAGAAGATCGTTATATTGATTATACGGTACATTCTAACGCTCCTGGTTATCGTGGATACTATGATGCTTTGTACGATGAATACTTTAATAACAAAGTAATCTCAGATGCTTTGACTAGCGATCTGTATCGTACACTAAGCATTGAGTCATACGTGTTTCGTATTATTAATCTTACAAACCCAGACACTTCTTTGAAAGCGTTGCCTGGATTGTATGATATTGCTAGAGAACTTGATCTATCAAATATCAAGCGTTTGACCACTCCAAAAGATAGGTTGAATGTCGCTTACAATATTGCTGAGATTGTGTTTAAGAATATTAACGAACATAAAAACGAAGATAAATCGTCTGAAAAAGGTGAGGGTTTATCAGCTGATTCTGGTATTGGTGCGCCTTCTGATAATTCAGATCAATCTAATACAAATGCTGATGTTGCAGATATTCTTGGAGGCACTGAATCAACTGTAACACCTGATAATAAAGATGTTACGGCTGATATTGGTAAAGATGATAATCTCAGCAAGTCTAAAAAGAACAAGATTGTTAAGTCTTTTGAAAAGCAAAAAGATTTTCTTGCTGGTAAACTCAAGAAGAAGAAAGTGACCAAGCGTGAAAAAGATTTGCTTGATATTCTTGAAAAGAGTCAGATTGATCTTGTGCCTGTAGCTCAAGAAGAGCTTAAGTCAAAAGGAATGATTGGAAATGTTGAGTGTATCTTTGTTAAGAACATGACCAAAGAATTGCTTTTGTCTGAGGAATTTCCAATGACGATTGGCAAAAACAATCAACAAGCTTATTCTGATTATCAAAAGAATGTTGACGCTGGTATTGTATTGGGTACTAAGCTAGGTCGCCGTCTACAAATTCGTAATGAAATTAATGTTGATAAGTTTACCCGTCGTAATTTGGGTAAGATTGACAAGCGTTTAATGCACGAACTTGGATTTGATACTGATACCAACATCTTTTATAATAATTTTACTACAAAGTATAAGAAAGTTAACTTCCATATTAGTGTGGATGCTAGCGCAAGTATGCGGGGTAAAAAGTGGAATCGTACAATTAAACTGTGTGTTGCTCTAGCAAAAGCTACATCTATGATTGATAACGTTGAGGTTACTATTAGTTTTAGAACGTCAAGTGGACACAATCCGTATATTGCAATTGCTTATGATTCACGTGTAGATAAGTTCTCTAAGATTAAAAATCTATTTGCTTATCTAGCACCAACTAATACAACTCCTGAAGGATTGTGTTTTGAGGCACTAATGCGATATTTGCCTAAAGCTAGTACCAATACAAATAGTTATTTTGTTAATATTAGCGACGGTGAACCAGCATTTATTTATAGTGCTCCAAACGGTAATTATTTCAACTATCATGGTGAAGAGGGATGTAATCATACACGTAAACAGGTAAATAAAATTCGTGAAAGTGGTTATAATGTCATTTCATACTTTGTATCTGAATATGATTGTGATGCATATCGCGACAATTTCAAGAGGATGTATGGAAAAGACGCTAACTTTATCAATGTAGAAAATCTAAATCAGATTGTTAGTACTATCAATACAAAGATGATGGATGCTATTGACATATAATATAAACGTGTTATAATATAAGAACGTCAGAATTTATCACATAACAAACAAACAAGAAAGGATAAAATATGAAAAAGACAGACAGAAAGAACAAGACAAACCTAACAGTAACATGGCCTTCAAACGTCTTTACTATTAAAGAGTTGAATGCTAATAATCCAGAATTCGTAGAAATTACACTACGAGTTCGTATGAAGAAAGCAATGGAAAGTGGAGAAATCACTGAGATTGGTGTTCTACATAATGGCAAAGGTCGTCCAACGTTGGTATTTGTGTATGGTACTCCTACTAAGGAACACATTGAGGAAGCAAAGAGTCGTCAAGTTATCTTGAAGGATGCTTCAACTGTTAATATAATTAAAATCACAAATATGCCAACTACTGTTGATATCTTTGATCGAAAGAGTACAGAGACAAAGATTAATGTATCAAATAATGTTGTTGGAGCCTAAGGTTTAGGTACATATGACCAAAGCGGATTGTATTTAAGCAATCCGCTTTTTTCTTTTGTATAATAATTGATAATAGCTTTTGGTGCTTTTTCTTTTATAGTGCGTATGTATGCCGAGGTCATATTCCAACTGCCATAATAAAGTGGTTGATCCATCTCACTATCTAAAACTAAAAATTTAGTAGAGGATATTTCAAATATATAAAATGTTTTATCTTTTAGATTGATTTTTTTAAATGCCATGGTATACTAATTATAAATATGGACGCATTACAAGAATATTTTGGAATTGAGGCTTTTGACTTTGAAACAAACAAAAAGAAATTAATTGATAATCTTAATTTTCTAAAATCTATGTCTGTGGAAGAACAGACGTTTTATAAGAAATGGCAAGAAGTTCAGTCATTCAACGGATCATCCGGCAAGTTAAATGAAGTAAAAGCCAAGATTTGGACTCCTACTGATTTTAATGATGAACAACTGACAATTAATGAAATAGAAAATTGCAATCCAACGTTGGTTCATGTTAATTCTAAACGTGACAATGAAGACTGGACTTTAATTCGTATATTTGGTCATACAATGTCATTTGATCAAACTCCGGGTAGATTTCTAAAATTTCTTGTAACAGATGGCAATAAAGATAACCCACGTTATATTGGTGCAATTAGTGTGTCCAGCGATGTAATTGCTATTAGTGATCGTGATACGTATCTAGGGTGGACATCTGACAATAAGATTAAAGATAAAAAACTAGCTCATAGTGCTATTGGTAGTTGTATTATGAGTACTCAACCTATTGGTTACAACTTTCTAGGTGGTAAACTAGTAGCCGCTATGATTACTACTAGTACTGTACGAGAATTGTGGAAACAGTTATATAATCAAACATTGGTAGGTATGACTACAACCAGTTTGTATGGCAGTTATAGTATGTATAATAGTTTGAAATGGTGGCACAAGTGTGGTAGTAGTGCTGGTAAGATTTCTATTAAACCAGATGAAAATATCTACAAAGTATGGCATGAATGGGTAAAAGATAATTGTGCGGAGAAATATGATAAAGCTATGACCCAACGTGAAGGTGTGTCTGGACCTGTTACCGGAGCAAAGAGCAGGGTAATAGGAATGATTTTTAGTAAGTGTAATATTAAACAGAGTCATTATCAACATGGATATGAACGTGGGGTATATTACAGTTGTTTTTATGAAAACACCAAAGATTATCTACAAAACAAGATTGATGATGATAAATTGGTCATGAAAGACTTGTTTAAACGTGATACTCAAGCTGTTTGTGAGTGGTGGGTACCCAAGGCTGTAGAACGGTATAAAAAGCTAAAGAGTGAATCAAATTTAAAGACCAATATACATTTCTACAACAATATGATTGGGATGTCATATGAAGAGGCTAAAAGTGTATATTTTAAAGAAGTTGGTAGATAATTGATATAAATAATACCCATGGTTAATATATATAGTTAACTATGGGATTTACTTATATAGACACTTTAACAGGATCGTTGGAAGCAGATAATAAACCAGCCATTAAAATGGACATTCCAATAGGAAATGATTCATCAGCGGCTGGAACAAAATACTTTGAACTTCAACGATATAAAAATCCAATATTTTATATAACTAAAGAAGGAGCTGTATTTGCTTCACAGTTTACCGGAAGCATCAAAGGTACATCTACAACCGCTTCGTTTTTAGCAAAAACTACACAAAATACAACAAATGGTTTGGGTTATTTTGATGGAACTGGATTAAAAAGTGCAGATGGATTATTATTCGATAACAATACTTCTGGTGTAAAATCTCTTAGTATTTCATCATCTTTACCGTTTAATTATTTAAACGTCGCAAGTCGCGGATTAACTAGTGGAGGCGTTCAATATAATCAGGCCGCAATTAGTCTGTTTAATTTAAATAGTTCTGAAGCTTTCCCAAATCGTGACGGATGGATTATTTACTCTAATAGAAGTGGTAGTTTAACATTTACAATGCCGATTGGATCATACGAAATTTCCAGTTCAGGCGTTATATCTCGCGCGGCAGCTAATGATATCATTATTTATGGTATGGTGCAAAGAAGAAATGGTTTCTATTTTTGGCCATATATGGCTGGTAATACGCCAGCTAGAGATGGTGCCATTGGTATTGGTGTACAACCTCCATCTGAACCAACCGGATCATTCAACAAGTATTTAAGAGCTAAATTGCAGATAAATATGTTCAGTGGCAGTGGTGCAGGTCCATGGAGTCCTCAAGCAACTGTTGAAAATAGATCTACTGCGATATTAGTCAATTATGGATCCGGAAGTGCTAATACTGGCATGACCCCTACATTTTATGTGTCCGCGAGTGGAAATACTTATGCGAGGGGATGGATATCTTCAAGTGCTAATTATTATAGTTTTGGATTAGTTGGTACAGATGGTCCTTTGTATACTAAAGGTGGTAAAATCACAAATGTTAATCCATCATCTGACGAAAGATTGAAGACTGGTATACAACCAGTAACATACGGTTTAAATGAAGTTTCTAATTTAAATCCTGTAACATTTTATTGGACCGAAGATGCCAGTAAACATGATAGAAATAAAAAATATGGATTTATTGCTCAGCAAGTAGCATCTCATATTCCAGACTTAGTTGGTACCGACGAAAAGGGATATTATAATTTAGATACATTTTCAATGATTCCTATATTGGTAAAAGCTATAAAAGAGTTAAAATCTGAAGTTGATGATCTTAAAAGTAAATTACCTTGACATTCTATAAAAAGTGTGGTATAAACAGAGAATGACAAAATCTCTCTGTTGCATTTCACTCAAACTCCAAGAGCAAAAAATCCGAGCGTCAACAATGACGAAAACTCGTTTTCTTGCGTTGGAACGTAAAACTGCGGAAAAAACTGTAGCGGATCGTACACTAAACAATGCATATGTAACACGTAAGACATTGGAGTACTGTGCTTTACACAAATGGAACTATCGTGTTAGTAGTGGTATGATGCCTTTGGAAACTCTTCCAGAAGCAAATCTTTCAATCGAAACTACATACAATTATTCAAAAATTAAACAAGAGTTTGATTTGTGTACATCTGTCATCAAGAAAAACAATATTCGGTGTAGTACACATCCAGATCAATTTGTTGTGCCGGCTAGTGCAAATCAATCGGTTGTCAAAAAATCTATCATTGAATTGGAAGCCCATGGAAAAATGATGGATGCTATGGGTTTGCCTCAAACATATGAATCTCCTATCAATATTCATATGAACTGTTATAAAGGCAATCTAGACGATATCGCATTGCGTTTTATTGATGTATATAACAGCATTTCTCCAAATGTGAGATCTAGGCTTGTTCTTGAGAATGAAGACAAACCTAATAGCTGGAATGTTCAACAGTTGTATGATTTGATTTATTCTAAAACTGGTATTCCAATTACTTACGATAATCTACACCATCGTTGTAACCCAGGCAATTTATCTGCTAAGGATGCTATGAAACTAGCTATGTCTACGTGGGGTAGTTATCGCCCTCTATTTCATTTTAGTGATAATGATCTAACAAATAAAAATCCACGAGCGCACGGTGATTATGTTCGTAGTATTCCTGAAGAATATGTTGATATGGATGGTGTAGATTACGAATTTGAATTCAAAGCTAAGGACTATGCTCTTGAACGGTTTGAAAAAGAATTCAAAATTTGATCAAAAAGTTGTTGACGGATTAGTGATTAGATGGTAAGATAAATTTAAGTTAGTGATGAAACTAACGAAACAAAAAACAAACAAAAAAAGAAAGTAATATATAATATGTATACACGTACAAATGCTCGTAACAAGACTAACTTCGTAGGACATAACACCACTGGTGTTGAGATTTACCTCTCTACTCCGCTAGCGAAGGCCAAGAAGGCTTCACGTTTGACACTTCGTAGTGGTAAGACCCGAGTTGATCTTGATGGTCGTCAAATCAAGGCTCTACGTGATGTCTTGAATGCTGGATTTAATTCCAAAGCTTGATTTTTTGATGATAGAGTCCATATAAAAAATATATATTTATATGGATTCGTTATCACATAATCATACAATGTTGTGGCTGCTAGGATTGCTAGCAGCCACTTTTTCTTTTATAAGTTTGTTCGTGTCTTATAAAATAATCAAAAAATTTGACGATTTTCAAATTGCTACTTATGAAGCATTTGAATTATTGAATAATGACCGAGCTAGACTATTAAAAGAAATTGAAGCTTTACAAAGACGTAGTAGAATGATAAGTAATGAAGCAAAAGAAAACAACAGAAGAAAAGAATAAGTCCCGTGGATTGTTTGATCATGTCAATCATATTCGGGAAGTGAAGAGTGGCGATTATTATCGTTCTCTTACTGATTCGGAAAAGACTACATTTAACAAATATATGTTGTTACGTGTATTGAGTATGGATTCTGATATAATTGAAGAAATGGCATTTTTATCCAAATACTTTCAAAATATACCCAATGATCAGTTCTACAAAGTGTTGATTGAAATTGTTCCAAAAGGAAGGAGATTTTCTAAATATATTAAAAAATCGACTGGTAATATTAATGAAACAATTTTAACATGTATTTGTGATAAATTTAAAGTCGGCCAAAAAGACGCAATTGATTATTATAATGTTTTTATGGCAGATGAACGTGGGACTAAAGACCTAATAAGTCTGATTGAATGTTTTGGATATACGGAAAAAGAAATAGAAAAAATGTTTTCATAATATGACTATAATTGGAATATCAGGATACGCTCGTAGTGGTAAAGATTTATTTACAACGGTTGCTCAAACAGTTCTAAAAGAACATAAACTTAAATCTGAAAAGTTTGCTCTTGCTTATGAACTTAAAAATGATTTAAAAAGTCTTATTAAAGATAAGACGGGTATAGATGTTTTTACAGAAAAAACGGAGGAGAAGAATATTATTAGACCATTATTAGTAGCTTATGGCGATGTAATGCGTAAAACTAGTGAAGGTACATATTGGACTAATAAAGTTGCACAACGTATAATTAAAAGTAAAGCCGATGTTGTGTTTATAACTGATATTCGATACGACGTTTATCCAGAAGACGAATGTACTTGGTTACGTAATAAAATGAATGGTAAATTGGTTCATATTACCAAGTTTAAACGTGGAACAGTACCACAGGCTAAAAGATTTAGCAAAGATAAAATTGTTAAGATATATGATGCTGCTCCAAACGACCATGAGTTGTTAAATAACCCCAAAGTAAAAGCAAAAGCTAATTATGCTTTTGAATGGGAAGATTATAGTGATAAATTAAATGGCACTTCATTGGAAGACAGTCCGTATATCAGAGAAAAAGTAATAGAATCACTAAAAGCGATTAACGTAATTTAATTGTCTTTATCACATGATTGCTGCCGTGAGAAAAGATAATTTCATTATCGGTAGTTTTAGTACTAAAATAGTTGATTAAATCAGAGGCATGAGATGATACGAAGTTAATATACAACGTATTACATTCTTCATGCTTCTGATTTTTTCTTTGTTTTTGACAGTTACAGATTTTATTTGCACCAGTTAAACAGTCTTTTAATCTGTCTAGTGAAGTAATATTATCGGATCCTATTAAATTTATAAGTGTTTGATAACTTCCTATATTCATAACAATTTTCTTATTACTAAATAAATAGTAAGAGAACATATATAGTTAATTGGAAACATTAACAAAGAAAACCACTGTTGGTATCCAATTAAGAATGTTAGTATATTTACCCCAATTAAAGTTGTCCAGAAACACAAACATATTGGACATGATAGTAATTTAGTTAAATAACCTGGATAATTTTCATATAAAAAGTTAGGATAAGTAGACATGATATCTACTTCTAATTTGTACTTCTCAAACTCTGGTATTTTTAATAAACTACGTATATTGATTAGTTTTGAGATGGTTTGAACTATATCACTTTCAAACCAAACTACCATTATAAATGTGGTATAAAAAATAAGAGGTATGTTAAAATCGGTCAAGTTCATTTTGTCAATTTATTGTTGTACCAATCCTCGTTGAGATTGATTAGATTTTTGCTATAATTATTTAGATTATTTATTTTTACTTTAAAAATATCATATTCTAATTCGCCGACGACTCCACTATCTTCTAACATTAATTGTATCATGTTGAAGAACTCAAAGCTTTGGTTGTTTAATTTTACCGCATCGAATTCAATAATAATATCATTTATTTTTTGATCTTCGTATCTTTTCAATTTTTTCTTTAGATCGAATTTTGTGTTTTTTTGTTCAGCTTGAATGTATCTGTCATATGGAACATCTGTGTAAATCGTATCACACCATGGTTCTAATAGAGCAAGTTTATATTCATCACAATTACGTACTACAAATCCAACATTATATCTGCTTGGAACAATAGGCTTCATCGTATCATTGTGTTTAACAAAATGTCCCCATTTACGAATAAAGTTTCTAGCACTGCGATTATTTTGCTCTAACCATTCGTTGCTTTCTTTTCCAACAGTCGTTAATGTTGGGTTATATCTACTACCTCTACATGTCATGTGATATACACATCCTTCCCATGTTTGTACAAACTTACATCCACTTAACAAGAATCGATTAAAGATATCACTATCTTCTTTACTTTGTGGTGCATATAGATCGTCATGACCTCCAATAGATTGGAAATCCTTCTTATAAAGGGCCCATGGCGCAAAGATTCCTTCTGTGGTTTTATCTTTTCTTGTCAAACGGGTATCATTGAACCATTTCAACAAAGCAGCTTCATTAAACTCTTCTGGTTCTGTACCAAAGGCTTGTACGATCTTCTCTGGTCCTGGAGGATGTAGAGGTGGTTCAATACGAGTTAAACTAACGATTGTACCTGGTTGAATATATTTCTCTACATATTTATCGAAGTTGGGACAAGCATACATATCGGCATGGTAGATCATTACCACATCATTGGTAGCAACGTCGTTTATAAGACGATCATATAGAATTGTGTGACCCAATCTGGTTGGTCCATCATTACGGATGAATTTGAAATGTGGATCTTTTTGAGCTGTTTCCTTACACCACTCCAATGTACCGTCATTACTAAAGTCGTCTGCAACACAGATTTCATGTTCTTTATGACTTAAATTTTTACGAATAGCTTCGTAACTCCATTTAAGATATTTTAGGTTGTTTCTGCTTGGTTGGATAAAACTAATTTTCATATAAATAACTATTGAAGTGTTTTTTGGATCACATATAATATTTTTGAACATTTTCAATTAAAGAGTCCTCGGTTGTAGACAATTCAATCTCACCTCCATTTAGTTTTTTATACCAACTATTTGGATTTGTATAATATCCAGGTATTATTTCTTTTCCTTTTTTAATTAAATTTAAATTCATTTTTGCGAAATAGCCTGGAAGATAACTGCTTCCGCCTTGAACAGTGATAAATTTATCGCATAGAGAAAAGACTTTACATTGAAACATATTAAATGAGAAATATGGATACATACTCATCAAATCTTGAAATGTGTACACGTTATTATAACTCTTACATAAATCATAATCAGTTACTTTACCACTTTTATCAAGAATATGGAATTGACCATGAAGTTCGTTTTGATCACCTACACACATATCCAACGTTGGTCGTCTATATATTACGGTGTATTTTTTTGACAACATATCAAGTAATGTATTCAATGTTTCAAAATTAATATAATTAATTGGGTATTTTCCCCATTCAACATTATACTTGTTGCTTATGATTACGATTTCTTTACTAAATTCAATTTCGTTATTTTTACTATAGTATTCTTTTAATGGAGGCGGAGTCCAATATTTGTAACAAAAATTTTCAATATCGTGTTCGTAAAAATTTGGTAAATTTTTGTTTCCTGCGGCAACTCTATCTATTGTACGATGAGTATTTACTTCACTGTGTTTTGGACTGAAATAATAAAAACAATGTGTGTCTGGACAAGTAGTAGTAGATTCTAATAAATTTTGAGTGTGTAACCAATATGCATATGGTAAACACAACATCATTTCAGGTCCAAATTCACCAAAGTACGATATATTTTTTCTATCATCGAGATTCATATAAAGATTTGTAGGTTTTTTCCATCCAATAAATTGTTTGTACGTTGTCTTTATTATTTGGTATTGCGTTAAAATGATAAATATATCCCAAATTAATATAGGGCATATCTGGAGTCAGACCTTCTCTTCTATGTAAATCTTGCATATTAAATTCATATGGTAGAAATTTCATATCTATATTTTCGATTTGACACATGAAGTTTAACACAGGTTGATCTGTACCTGTAAAAAATGTTTCTTGCATCTTTATTAGATTGTCCTTATTAGAGAAATAAAACTGTTTAACTTTTTCTAAAAAGTATCTATGATTTTTGTTCAAAATCATGAAACCGGAATTAAAGTATTTAGTAACATCAAAGTCGTAATTATTGAATATGTGTTTTTTATAGTTCTCAACACTTCTAAAAATCCAATCATATGATCCTATATTAGGAACTACGCAAAATTTACCATCATCCATTTCGAAAAAATTAGGAGCGTCTGGATGAACAATGGTATCTGCATCAACGATGATTATTTTGTTTACTTCTATATTTGATTGTTCTAATAAATCAAATATAAACACTTTATGCCAATTTGGTCTGAGATCTTCATATGGTAAAATGGCTTGGTCAAGAACAACTAATTTGGCATTATTTTTGTGACACCATTTTCTCCAAGATTCGACTCCATATTTATATGGCGCTGTTCTACCTGGTTTTTTATCAGTTTCTATGTTGATGATATATACTATATTATCCATATAAATGTTTAGTTTGTTGCCATATACTCGTCATTAGATTGGTTCGTTCTTCTATAGAACATCCTGTAAAGTGCCAGATATACGAGTATTTAATAAAAAATGGAGTTTTATCCTCATTTATCTGCCAGTTATATTGCAACCAATCGTTTTTAATTAATCTCATAGTATTAAATCTAAAATCTAGATATTTCTTTTTAACTCCTTCTTTCTTAAGATATAGATTTAATATGGTTTGTTCTTTTCCTGTATTAGGAACGTTCCAATTATCAAATGTAGATTTATTTGTTATATAAAATTCCTTTAATTTTGCAAAGAAATTTTTGTGGGATTTATTAAAGAATAAAATACCTCCGTTTATATATTCCGATAAAGTTATATCTACATTCTTTAATTCATTAAAACTGTTTTTGAACGCATTTAAACTATTTTGAATCCAGAATAAACTTTCATTTTCTAATACCCCGCAGAATTCATCATTGTATAAATCGAAAAAATTAGGAGCTGACCAATGAACCATGGTATCAAAATCTACTAATGCAATTTTTTCATATTTATCTTCGATGAAATCAAAAACGAATTCTTTGTGCCAAACGCAAAATTTTACGTTGGGTAATTTTTTATCGACTACTATAAAATCTATGTTGTGTCTTTTACAGTACGACTGCCAACATTGTTTTGAAACTTCAAAGTATTTTTGATGATCGTATTTAGAACATTCGTCTTGAATAGCGACCATTACTATGCAATTTTTATTCATTTCTTTTCAACATTTTCTCGTTGCTGTTTAAGACAGTTTTTAATATTGATAGATCGACACCAACCTTATCGCCTAGTTTAACCATGGCTTTGGTATCTTTTGGAAAACATTTTCCGCCAAATCCACGTTCTCCTGTAAATACGGCAGTATGAGATTTAGTTGTACGGGGATCTAATAACCATAGATCACGGACTTCATAATAGGAAGTACCGAGTTTTTCACAGAGATCATAAATTTCGTTGCAATATGCAACTTTCATAGCTAACTGGGTGTTAGTGACATACTTTGTAATTTCGGCATTGATTGGTTCTGTAACTCTATATGTTTTACTTGGGCCGGTTATTGGTGTATAGATTTCAATTAATTTATAACACAATTCTTTTTTGCCTCCGAAAATGAAGAATGGGGTTTGTTTGACATCTGTTGTAAAACCATCTGGAGTCCAATGTTTAGATTCCCCCGCAAACTCCGGACTAAACACGATGTTTTTGTTGTATGTTTTAATTAATCTATCAGTAGTTCCTATTTCCACAGTACTTTTGAGTAGAATTAATGGAGTATTTAACCAACTGATAGTATCTTCTACAATAGACGTATTACAACTACCATCGTCATTTTCTGGAGTTGGCACGCATACGACTGCTAAATCACATTTATTGATTTCTTCTTTTGATACAGATAGTATATATGATGGATCGTAAATTACCGTTTCATAATGATTTTTAAAGAAATTATAGAATGCATTTCCTACATAACCATAACCAACAATACCTACTTTAGTCTTTAATTTGCTCATAAATTATATTCCAATTTTGTAACCATTTTTTCTCTATGTAATACATTAGATAATTATCTTTGGCGGTTTCTGAACAGTAATTATAAAAATCTTTGTCATCTCGGAGTTTTATTGATAGTTTGTTTGCTGTGTCTATATCTCCTATATTAATACTCAGATCAGGATGTAGAGTTTCTTGTGTATCTAAACCTTTATATCCTATACACGGTATACCCAAATAAGCGCAATTGAGAGCGAATGTACCAGCCGCATGTGTACGCATTAAATGTATGCCCACATTAAAATTGGCAAGTGTTTTAATCCACTCATTCCACATCATATATGGTAGATGATGTAAGCTAGGAAATTGATCTTCATTTTCTATCTTACGCCCCATACTAGGGATGAAGATGGGTTTATTAAAGTTTTGTGCTACAAAGTAACTGTCTATACCGCCATACCAACTACAGAAATTACCACCTATAATAGGCATTTGGTTGTTTTGACGGGGTACATCTTTGACAATATCTTCAATCATAAGAGACTGAAGATTAAATGTGGGTTTCTTGAATATACCTTTGAAGTATGGAATATCACTCTTATTGTGAACCAACAAGAAATTCATTTCACTTAAGAAGTTTATATAGTTAACTTGATCTGCGTATTTGTAATCTTGATAATACCAAGCCGGACCTTCTTGCATTACCGATAATTTTTTGCCAATAGATTTACAAATGTCTAAAATCTGATTTGTGTTAATTATCTCCAATTTCTTTGGTAAAATTATGATGGCTAAATCATATGTCGGTACTTTGTTTTGACAAATATAATCAAAAGATAGATGATCCGCATTTAACGCAATTTGCCAAGAAAATTCTGTACGGCAGTTTGAAAAGTTACGAGGAATCTTACCAACGTGACCGTTTTGGCTGATAAAACAAATGTTCATATATTATTTTTAAAATCTTCGTATGTATAAAATCTGCCTGTATTACTAAAAAGTATATTTAGATTGTGTTGTGACATTTGCTTGAAAACTTGCCACCAATCTCCCTTTTCTTTTCCACAAAATCCTCTTGGATTATTTTCGTTAGCTATATACATACGTTTATTTGGATGTCTTCTAGCGTGTACTTTTAAAATATTTTTGAATATAACTTGAACATATTTTTCTCCAAGTATTTTTTGTGCCATAACTGATAAACTCTCATCGTCGTTATGAATAAAACAAGGCGGTATATTAACTCCGCTTTTAATTAAATCACTACTCAATACCAAACAAGATCCATCTATTTTTGGATGATTTATGGTTTGTATATCAAGGTCTTTAATTTCTGAGTTGATGATATTCATCTGTTCGATTGTCATAGTTGATTTTGATTGATTTATATTATCAACGTCTTTGTCATCATATACGTGATTCAAGTACTTCGGATGAACTGTAACATCCCAACTGTTATCCCACATTTTTCTATCTGCAAAACAAGCTATAAATCTATATACACCCTGAGATCTTATAACAGGAGTTAAAGTCTCCAATCCAATTATAGCTTCTTTGGGAAACAAACTATCAGTTTCCCCCCACATTAAATAATCGACCTTTTCACAATATTTTGTATTGAACTCTCTACGATAATTTGTTTGAGTATAAAATTCAACATCATTGTCTATAATTTTATAATGTAAATTAGGCAATTGTTTTAATCTGGCTAGTTCAATTTCAAATCTATCGGCAAGATCGTCTTTAGAAGTTTTTGAAATATCTATTTTTTCAAAGAACTGTGAAGTATTAAAAGAAAAATCTAAATAAACATTTTCTTTGTTATCTACAGTTGATAAAAGATTTAATAACCCATCTATATATGTAGATAACATTTCAATTTCATAAAACATGACATGTATACCGATTGCGTATTTATATTGTATTTTCATTTTACTAAATTTCTCCAACTAGCCTTTTTTTTGTGATATACAAAACAGTTATTTAATACTTTTATACATGTTTTTTTAGTTTTTGACCAATAACACATGATTTGTTCATTTCCGCCCCATGGTCTTTCTTTTTCATTGGAGAATAATAAACCATTCTCTTGATGTTTATGATAAAATTCGTTAGTAAAAAACATACAAAAACCATTCAATATATCCGATTTATTATTTCCTGATAAAATATACGCTCCACGATCTAAAACATATTGAGCTGTTTGCCATCCTGGATTGTTTGTTTTAGATCCATAAATTGTAGTAGACGAATCTTTATCTTGCATTATATGATTATATAGATTATTATAACTAAGATCAAATTCTACGTCACTATTAGTGTTACATATTAATGATGGACCATATTGTATAGCTGCATTAATTCCTATATTCCAAGCTCCTGTTAAACCTCTTTCCGACTGATTTTCAACATATATATAATGTATATTAAGATCTTTAAATTGATCAAAATTTGGTTTAATAACAGACTGATTATCTACTATTATAATTTTATCTGGTTTTATTTCACGTAAACTATCTAAACAATTATATAAATAATGATTGCCGGATTCCCAGTATTCATTTGAACAGTGAGTAGTTATAACAAATATTTTTTTCATTTTTGTCTCGTCTTTAGGTATAATATTATATAATTTTGCTTGTTTTTCATAAGTATTTTGGAAATATGTTTTAAACATATGTTCCCATTTGTGAAAAAATAACTTCTGAGACTTTTCCACGTTGTTTAACAATAATTCTGTTTTTAGAGATTTGTATCGGAAAGGTGTTGTTATGTGTTTAGAATTTAAATAATGGTCTGGTATATAGATATTTTTGTAACCCTTCTCAAATGCAGAATAACAAAAATCTTGACTTTCACAATCACCAAAGAATCGTTCATCAAAATAGCCAATTTTGTCAAATAACTTAGTACTAAAGAACATGATGCCATCGGACCATAAAACTTCGTACATTTCATTTATACCATTTACTTTGATGTTTGTTATTTGTTTATGATATCTTTCAAATGTACTGTGCGCTGTTATTCCAATAACGCCGACATTTCCGTGAGTTTCATATACTTCAATACACTTTTCGATCCAAGTTTCATCTTCAAAGAACACATCCGAATGTACAAAACAAAAGTAATCAAAGTCTTTGGTATTTTCCTCCAAAGCAACTACATTTAGAGCTTTTGATATATTGTACATCAAATGTGAGATATGTTTTTTAATGTGGGGATATTTGGGTTGCCATTGTGCAAATTCCAAACTATCAAAATTACAAACCATATGTACTTCGTTTTCCGAATTATGTTTTAATGACTGCTGACAAAGTGTTTCAGCACATTCAATTTCAATCTCCTTACGATGAAATAATGTTGGCATTACAAATTTAATTTTACGACTCATATATTGTTAAATAATAATTTTCTTCATACCTTTTCAATTACTAAAAGTTTATTATTAAAGAATTTAACCGATTTGATTTGATCTTTATATCTATTTAAAATTTCATTATTAACACAATGTGAGTTAAAATGGCGATTTTTACTAAAAAATTCAAATAAAGAAATAACTGATTCTTTAGGATCTCTACAATATCTTTTAGATAAATGTACATGTAAATCTTCTATAAAATAGAAACCACCTGACTTCAGATATTCAAATAAAACAGAGAAACTAATTTGTATATGATGTTGAAAATGACTTCCGTCGTCGATTATATAATCAAATGAACTATATTTATCTCCTATTTTTTTTAAAAAAATAACATCCGATTGATCTCCTAATTCTATTGAAACACGATTTTTATCAAAACTCGATTCAAATTGTTTTTTTAATTTGTTTGAAGAAATATCAATCACAACATTTTCTAAATTAGGATTAAAACTCTGCCACATCATTGTAGATGCACCATCAAACAATCCTATTTCTAACATTTTTTTCTTTTCTTGATTTGAAATAAATGATTGATATATGCTTGTATAATTATGGCACTCGTTAAAACGAGTGCCTTTATCGGTTTCATAAAAATCTGCGAGTTCTGTTAAATTCATTCGTTTTTTATTATAAGATTGTATTTATTAAAAATATCACGTAATTCAGAATCGATCAAGTTATTATTTAACATTAAGTTATACCCAACAACATCGTCTGGTTTAAATGCCAATATACACACTGGTTTTTCTGCCATATCATATCTATACTGAAATCCAGTTACACCAACGTTGTATTTGGTATTTAGATGAGAAAAGAATGGACTGAGTTCATTAAAATACTGACTATAAACATAATTAACTATGTTTTCATCTCCGTGATTTTTGAGAAGATCTTTATTGGCATCCATAAAATCTACGATCAGTCTCCAAATGTTAACGCTTGATTTTTTAATAAAAATTGATCCGGTATTCCACTGTGTGTCATTGATATACTTTGACATACCAATTACACCGTCAAATTTTGGAAATTCAAATTTGTTAATTTGCCAATCATCAAAATCGTGAAACCAGAAGTCGTCATTTATTAAATTTTCTTCTAACAACTCACAGATTCCATATTGTTTATTAAAATATCTATTGTATCTACACAATCTATTTGTTTTGATAATAGTGACATCTTTATAAGAGAAGTCCAAATTGGTAACAACTACGATATCACTGGGATTCCAACCAAATCTCAGACTATTATCAATTTGAGCACGAAAGTATTTATACAACTCTTCGATTTTATAATTTCTACCATATGTGATAGTGTCAACGAAATCTTGAAATATTATTACGTTTTTCATATATTTTTAATTTCCTGTTACCCAAAAGGATTCGTCGATATATGTGTTTTTGTGTTTATAATTTTTTCTATTCAGTATATTTTCTTTTAATAATATATCTTTATGACCAAATATGCCTGTTATATAAGGTTCGCATCCTGTATATAGCATCAGATTATAATCACTAGGAACTTTAACTGATTGCCATTTGAATTCGTTGGTATGCATATCGTGACAAACAATTATTGGACTTCTATAAAATGCAGCTTGTAAACATTCTTTTCGGTCATTTCCATCTATAAAAATCAGATCATAACTTTCTTTAGTTTCAGTAAAGTATTCATTCATTGGTTTTGTATAATGAACGACATTCAAATTATTTTTATGACTGTATTCCTCTTTTACAAACTTTACCCATTCTTCTACATTTTCAATAGATGTGGTCTGTTTGCTATTTCTAACAAAACAACCAGTACTCCATATACCACATCCAAATTCTAATACAGAATTTATTTGATATACCGCAAATGCAACTTCTAATACTGGTATGCACGTTCCTGGGTCTAATAATCCATATTTACTCATAATATTATAACTTCTCTACTAGTACTTGCCAGTCTTTATATAGTATTTTTATTTTGTTTTGATAACATAGTAAGAAAGATTCTATTCCATATCTGCAATTCCCCCAACCATAATCATCAAACAAAAGATATCCTCCTGGCTTTAACATTTCAAAACATAAACAAGATTCATAAATTACGTGATCTGGTTCGTGACTGCCATCAATATAAACGAAATCTAGAATTTTTTCTACATTTGGATTGAATTTTTTCAAAAATAACTTTGAATCTTCCAAAACATATTCACATTTATTTTGATCTATATAAGGCTGTAAATTTTGTCTAACTGATACCAGTATGTCTTCTTCTAGCTCCATCCCTTTAAATTTAGCGCCTTTTTTGTAATGTAGATTTTCCGTTATATCAACAGTTATTAATTTAGAACTCGGATGTGTTAAAATGTTTTCAAATGTCCATACAGAGGATCTACCATTACCCGTGCCTATTTCCAAAAATTGAAGATTAGGAGCATTTTCAAATTTTGATAAAAATGCCAACCAATTTGTGATGTGCATAGTAAATCCGTCTTTATTAGCAAAATAATGATCTGGATACTTATATATCGGATTCTCAGGATGATCGCCGTATTTTTTTCTTAGTTCAATGTTATTCATAAATTATACCTCAACGCAAATATATCCCTCATAAGCACTTAATTTTGGGAATCTATTAATAAATGTTTCATTAGGACTATAACCAATTGGTTTTACTATTTTAATGTATTCATTTTTGATCAAATCATCCATAGCCTGTTTTAATTCTGGAAATCCTCCAATGTCGTCATAAATAAAATACTTCTTTAATCCGTTTGTAGATTTAAATTTAAGAGATCTAATTGTATCATCTATAACTGCAAAATAAGTGTGTTGTGCATCGATAAAAAAGATATCTCCATAATCTAATGGCATCTGCGTATTATATACGTCTTGTGTATAATATCTTACGTTTGTGCGATGTTTGTTAAACTCTATAGCTTCTTTAGCACTTTCCAAATTAAAGCCTACTACTTCTTTAAACAAATAACTTAAAATTCTAGTAGAGTATCCCAAATTGGACCCTATTTCCAAACAAACACTTTGTTTAAATTCGGGTTTGTCAAAAAACTCAAACACATCACGTTTAAATTTATGACTTGTAGTGGTACTATGTTCAAATTTATCTGGTATATCTTTTAAAAGCTCGTCGATAGTCATATTATTTAACAGCGTAACCTTTGTTTTCATTGGGGCTAAAGTTTTCGTTGTATCTCATATTTGTTTCTCTTTGTTTTTCTATAGTTTTTTCGTGAATTATAGCATAGTCTTTTTGTGGAGGAATAAAAACATAACTTTTAAATCCTTCAACTTTTTCATGTAGTCTTCTTTCATACCTAATATGTGGTAAGTTACGATATAATCTAGATTGATAATCAGGAAAATTGATCATGCCATCATACATTTTCCATCCCCACATATTGATATCTTGTTCGGTTACCCCAAGAAAATAATTTAAACGTGGCAACCATAATACTTCATTGTTAATATTTGATTCAATAATTAAATCAATATTTTCTATTAATTCATCTGTAGGAACTTCATCAGCATCTAGTTGAAAGATCCATTCGCCTTTGCATAATTCTATGCCATAATTTTTGTGCGCTCCATAATTTTTATCTAAATTATGTTGATAAAAATTTATCTTTTCTTTATATTTTTGTATAATGTCCAAAGTTTTTGGATTATCAGAATAATCATCGAGAAGAATAATCTCATGTTGATCTTTTTTATTTAATAGTAATTTATTTAATAGCTTTTCTAAACTATCAGTTTCATTATGCGATGTTACTAAATAAGACAAAAACATATTAAGCTATCTTTAATTTTGGAAGAGTTAGTTTATTTTCAGTAGAAGTGTTATTAATTGCTTTTAATTTTGGCAATACAAACGTATTTTCAACTGCAAATTCTGGGACATATTTATCCAGTATAGACCACAATCTTTTATCCATCGCAGTCATACTAAAGTTTTCTGCATTTTGTTTACGTAAAAGTTCGGCGTTTTTAGTAAACTTATCGATCTTTCTAGAAAAGTATATTTGTTTCATTTTATCTTCCGCTAGGGAATATGATACTTTGAACCATTTACTTTCTTTAATAATCCACTGATTTACTGATTTTTTATCTACATCTACTAAATTGCCAGGCAATAAATTAGCAAACATCGGATTTAGATAATCTAAATGCCCACTCCAATTAGGCGCTAATAACGGTTTACCACTTAATGTAGCTAATAAAAGAGGATGACCATATCCTTCACCGTGAGTAAATGAAACGTGTGCTATAATCTTTTCATGATTTAACAATGCATTCATTTCTGGTTCGGATAATTCGCCGTGTAAAAGATATACATTAGGAGCATTTTCGCCTATTTCTTCACGCACTTTCTTAATCTTGGAAAGAATCTCAAAACGATCTACAGTCGAATATGAAGCCCCACTTGTTTTTACAATAAGACACGGACGATCATTTAGAGACTGATTCTTAAATGATGTACAGAATGTCTTAATAAGATTTCCAATGTCTTTACGATCATTGTAAAGTCCACCATGTGTCCATTGACCTACAAATAAGAATGCAGAAGATTCTTTGATGTTTGATAAAGCATTTTCAACAGATTCAAGTTTTTCATCTGTCTTTTTAAAGATATTGGTATCTGCTCCCCAGAAACATACTTCGATAGGTTTTTCAACTTGAATTGGAATTTGTTGACCGTTTTCCAATTGTTTTGCTAACTTTGTCTCGGTAAATGTTTTTTTAACATGATTAGACAATCCGATAGTAAGATTCATTCTATTAACACCTTCGATCCAACTGCCTGGTGGAATAGTAGTTTCGATACCAGCTGTCATTCCAATATTGTATTTACCAATTGGTTGAAATTCTTCCGGAATAGTTAGTTGAATAAATACATCTGGTTGTTTATTTAAAGCTCCTTGCAAGAATTTGCTCGCAAGTAATTTGTCTTCAGGATCGGTCAGATCCTCAAGAAAACGTTTACTTTGACAATTGCCCCATTTTGCCGGAGCAATTTTAACATCATACTTATCATAACGAATGATGCTTTTAGCAATAGCTGTGGCCCAGTCGCCATATCCGCTTCGGTTAAATACTGGCCCTGAAATTAGACATAATGGTTTGTTCATATTATTGATTAAATTGTTTTGTATCTCTTTCACTAACTAACTGACTATACTTTTTATTTGGAGTAGGAATTCCACCTAAACTATTATAGAGTGCTTCCATTTTACTCATTTGAAGTTGTGCAATTTCGACTCGTTCACCTTTTTTATCATCGGTGCTGCCAAATCCGCCTTCGCCTCTATTTGTAGAATCTAATTCATTTACCAATACGAATTCTACATTTTCTACTTTAGTCACTTTGAGTTGACAGACTTTATCTCCTTTTTTATAAAGTTTATTGGAATTTACGATTCCTTCAATTAGATTATCAATTCTGATTCTATAGTCTTCTGGTTGCCATTGATATTTGAATCTTAGTAATACTTCGCCACGATAATCAGCGTCAATCAACCCAATACAATTAGCCAATACTAAATTGTACTTGCTAACACTACTACGAGGAAATGCTAGGATATCATAATCAATATCGGTATGACCAAATCCACTATACTGTCTTTCTTGTTGTACAGCTAGTTTAAGATTTGTTTTATACTGAATATAATCGATTCTTTTATATGTACCATTATTGTATGTTTCCCCGATGATTTCGGGTTCACTTGTAACAATAACATCATAACCAGTAGCACGTTCTGTGCCTTTTTTTGGTAGATTTTCTACATCTTGATAATCTTCGTTTTTTAATACTTGAATCTTCATGAAATAGTCTGCTTAATAGTTTCTAAATTTACAACGTGTAAATCAAATCCCAATTTATCGTTAGGTAATGATTTAATATCATAACCATTATTAGTAAAGATGTCAAATGATTTAACAGGAGTAAAATTATTTAATGTGAAATCCATCGCTTTAATAAACTGATTACACATGTTTAAACTATTAATTCCGCCTTCATTCATTGCCCATCTACGACCTTCTAATCCATATTGTTCACGTTTATCACTTCCAACTAAATACCAATATGCAATTGCATCAGCAATATCGGTATAATTCGTCAAATCATCCATGATATACGGAGTGGGAGGACTGCCTTGAAGATTTTGCACTTTAGTCCAAATAGGCTTAGCCCAAATGCCATGTTTTGTGTATCTTCCTGTACTATTGGTGCCAAATTCAAGATTGAATTCTACCGGCTTACCATCGTCTGTAACAATTCCTAGTTGATCTTGTAAACCGCCTGTGACCGTAGCGATGACAGGAGTACCACACATAATACTTTCAGCGATGCTTAAACCAAATCCTTCATTGGAACTAACATTGGCGGTAACATCAGCCAGATTATAGAATGCTACCATTTCTTCTGGCGATCTACGAGACTCGTCCAATACCACTTTATACTCTGGACACACCGCTTGAATCGTAGCTACAAGATCAGTACCAGCTTCACACACTTTATCGGTATGCATAATTAAAGCACATTTTTTAGCTTGTTCTGGATCAATAGAAGCACAAAATGATTTAAATGCTAAAATTAGATTTGCTGGATGTTTACGATGTGCATTTCTACTATTGAATGCTACTATAAAATTGTAATCACCCTCTC